GGGAACTTCAACATAATTTTTGGAGAAAGTGGAAACATGATGAAACTGATTTTACTTTAGAAAGGTATAAAGAAGCATTAGGAGAACTAATGGAAGAATATGGTATTAACTTAGATGATTTAATAGAATAAATTATGACACAAGATGAAATAGATACAACACTTAGTAAATTAAACTTAGTTCTTGAAGATTTTCAAATGCTTAGAGATGGGACCTGGGTTCCTGATGAAGTAAGTTGTGAATCAAGTATAGAAAACTTAATGGACGTAATACACATTATAAACAATGAGTAAACCACAAGAATCATGGGTAGGACAATATTCTGCCTTTAATGAAGCATTAAAATACATGCATGCCAGGCAGAAAGGAGAAGAGAAATCTATCTATACACCATGGCCTAAATTTAATGATGCTGCAACTGATGGTTTAGAATGGAATACATTAACTGTTATTGGAGGAAGACCTGGATCAGGTAAGACTTTAATTAAAGATCAAATTATTAGAGAGTCATTTGCACTCAATCCTAATGATGACTTTAGAGTATTAGAATTTCAATTTGAAATGGTAGGAAGAACTTCAGCCATTAGAGAGTTTAGTTCTTTTACAGGAAAAACATATAAAGAATTGTGTAGTGCAGGTAGTGTTTTAACACCTGACATATTAAACACTTGTCATCAATATGCTAAAGAAAGAGTTAAAAATCCAGTAGATATTGTTAGTACACCATTAACAGTAAATCAAATGCGTGAGCAGGTTGATATGTATATGAACTTACATAAAGGTAAGAAGACAATGATTACCTTGGATCATACTATGTTAGTAAAGAGAGCACCCTATCAGAACAATACATTAGATATGATGTTTGAATTAGGAGAGTTCTTTACACAGTGCAAAAGAGATTACCCGTGCTTATTTATTGCACTATCACAGCTTAATAGAAATATTGATAGCCCAGATAGAGCAATTGATGGTAAATATGGTAATTATATACTTGAATCAGATATATTTGGTTCAGATGCAATGTTACAACATGCAGATATGCTGATAGGTATCAACAGGCCAGCTAAACAAAAGATTAGATTCTATGGACCTGACAGATACATCATTGAAAATGATAGAACATTAGTATTACACTTCCTTAAAGCAAGGAATGGTGATGCAAGAATGAGTTTTTTCAAAGCTAAATTTGAGCAAATGAAAATTGAGGAAATGGCAACTCCTGGACAACAAGAAAGAAGATAATTAATAAACATTTAACAATGGCAATAACAACTGCACAACGTAAACAAAGAGTATCTACTCTAAGAGAGGAGCATGAAGACTACTTTCAAACTGAAGGTAAGATAAATGCATTATATATTCCTAAAATGGCATACAGACCTTCCGGTAAAGATGAGTTGTATATAACATTTTTTCCTAGTGAATTGGAAAATGAAGAAGACATCTACACTGAATTTGTAAGTATAGATTATGTAAGTGAAGATCCTAAAAGAACTTTATATCGTATTGACTATTACCCACACTGGAAGTCAGAGTATGAAATGATTACCTCAAACTCAGGATTCCAAAGACATTTGATTCCGGTAAGTGAGTTGGTGGTTATAAGTGACGTTACTGATAGAAATAAAAAACTATCTACATCTGGAATGGTGACAGAAAATTTACAACAAACTATTTTTGAATTACCTGATCCTGATGCTTCAGCTATAATATCTGAAAAATCTCAGCTAGTAGATAAGTTAGAGGAAATAAACCAAACATTAATTATATTAACAAAAGTAATCACTAAATTAACTAAGTAAACTATGGCAAACAGTATTTTAATTATTGCAGACTCTGGGACAGGTAAATCTACCGCCATCAGACATCTGAATCCTGATGAAACGTTCATCATTAACATTGCTAATAAACCTTTACCATTCAAAGGGTGGAAGAAGGATTATAAACAGGTTAACAAAGAAAATCCTGATGGTAATTTAACTTCAGCATCATCTGCTGCAGGTATTATTAAAGCAATTAACTATGTTGATCAAAAAAGACCAGCAATTAAAACATTGGTGGTTGATGATTGGCAATATATGAGTTCTTTTGAATATTTTGATAGAGCAAATGAAAAAGGTTATGACAAATTCACTCAAATTGCAGCTAATCTTGCCACCGTGGCAAAGCTACCTAAAGATTTGAGAGATGACTTAACTGTAATTTTCTTAACTCACTCAGAAGATTCAACTGATATTAATGGAAATAGAAAAATCAAAGCTAAAACTATTGGTAAAATGATAGATAATACATTAACTTTGGAGGGCCTATTTTCAATTGTTCTATTTGGGAAAGTAAATAAAAATGATGATGGTGAACTTGAATATGGTTTTGAAACTCAAAACTCAGGAGAGAACACATGTAAATCACCACAAGGTATGTTTGAAGATTTCTTCATTCCAAACAACCTGCAGTATGTAAAAGATTGCATTAAGAAATATGAAGAGTAATTAATAAATCAATAAAAAGCAAAAATTATGTTAAACACTAGTGGAATGTCAGCCGGAAGCGGCAAAGAAAAACCAGTAATGGGGCCAGGAAATCAACTTGTAAAAATTAATTCAATCTCATTTGATCAAACACCGTATGATGTAGCAGCATTTAATATTATGTTACATATAGAAGGAGAACCAATGGAAGGAGAATTTCAAGGATTCTTGATAGATGTTAATCAGCCTGAAGGACCTCGTTATGCAGGGCAAGTAGCAAGAGTAAGATATGCTCCATATCCTTATAAAGATGCAATTTTACCAAATGGTAGTGAAATTAGTAGAGATACTGAAGTAATGAAGGCTATGATTTCTTTATCAGAACAATTAGGTAAAAGATCTGAATTGGATGCTATTCAAGCAAATACTATTGAAGATTTTATGGCAAAATGTAATGGAATCTTTGCATCACCATTGTTTATTAATGTATGTCTTGGTACTCGTGAATGGGAAAACAAAGAAGGTTATATAAATAATGATTTATTTTTACCAAAAATGAGTAAAGATGGTATTCCTGTTGAAGCAGTGGATGCACCAAATTCAAGATTATTGCAGTATGATACTAATAATAAAAATCATTACAGACCAATAGTTAAGAAGGATGTACCAGCAACAAATAACTTTGAACCAGCACAAACAGCAGGTGATGATTTTGATTTGTAAATGATAATAATAAAATTAAAGGGGGTGGCTCATGGTCATCCCCTTTTTTTTATTTAATTTTAGCCTATGTTTAATACCAAAAATTTAGTACTAGAAGAATCAGATATACCAAGCTATTGGGTATTTCAATATTATCTTAATTTACCGGATGCCTTAACTGGCCAAGATATTAAGCTTACATCAATATTTAATCCTAATGAGAAAACACCAAGTTTTTGTATTTACGTTGATAAAAAAATAAGTCAATATAAATTTAAAGATTTCTCTACAGGTAAAAATGGTAATAAAGTTGATTTAGTTAAAATGTTATTTGGAGAACCATACCCGGCAGCGGCTATGAGAATTGTAAAAGATTACAATAAACATATTAAAACTAATGGTTTTAAAGAAGTAGAATTTAAACCAGAAGCAAAATGGGAAGTGGATTTTGTTAAAGTAAGGCCATGGAATGAAGATGATAGTAAATATTGGTTATCATTTAGAATTGGAATGTCAATACTAACAGAATTTAATGTTAAACCTATACAATACTATAATCTTGTAAAATCTAATGAAGACCAAGTTAAAGCTTTAAAAATTGAAGGGTTAACGCTTTATGGATACTTTGATAAATACGGTGAAATATACAAAATATATCAGCCAAGTAGTAGTAAACATAAGTTTCACAAAGTAAAGTCACATTTACAAGGATATGATCAGTTAAAATTTAATCAACCCTATTTAGTAATATGTTCATCATTAAAAGATGCACTATGTCTTAAAGGAATGGGTTATAATATAGAAGTTGTAGCTCCTGATAGTGAAAATGTGTTGATTAAGGCTCATATCATTGAACATTTAAAGAAGAAATATAAAAAAGTAATAACTCTTTTTGATAATGATAAGGCCGGAATTAAAGCTGTTGATAGATATACAGAAATATATAAAATCAATGGTTTTGTACTAACTATATGCAAAGACATATCAGACGCTATGAAAGAACATGGCTTTGATAAAGTACATAAGCATTTAAAACCTTTATTAAAAACAACATTAAATAAATAACATGGCAAAGAAGCAATTAGTAAAAAAAGACCAATCTATGGTTAATTTGCATAAGCATTTAAGAAATTATAACCACCAAGTTACCAATGATGGAATTTATTTGGGTGATGGTGTGTATCTATTAGATAATGGGGAAATAATTTAAATAAATAACATATGAGATGGTTTATACCAGGATCAGTTCCCTCTTCCAAGAATGGAAGACGTTGGACAGGTAAATACTTTATAGCCAGTAAGGCTGTAATGAATTATAGAAAAGTAGCTAAAGACTATTATGCAAAATATGCAGATGAGTTTAAAGCTGAGCTAGCTAAACATAAATTACCAGCAAAGATATCTTTTGAATTCATTAGAGGTAGTCGTCATAAGTTTGATTATATTAATCCAGCACAAACGGTGCAAGATGATATGGTTAAAGCAGGATGGATTGAAGATGATAATGCAGAATTTATTTTACCCGTTTTTGATAAGTATAGTTATGATAAAGACAAACCGGGTGTTTGGATAGAAATATTAAAAGATGAATAATTATGAAAGTAACTATATGCAAAGTAAGTGCACAGGTATATCTTATACCATATATAAAAGTAACTCATGATAAATTCTTAAATGGTAGATATGAATTCATTATTGGATGGTGGAATAGAGAAATAATATTTAGCTATGCCTGATATCACATTTGATGAATTTTTTACATTAAAGAGTCTATTGAATGGCTCAGAAGAGGATTATCAAATGGGAATAAGTAATTTAGATAACTTAGTTTATAATGATAAACCAATAATTGATATATTATTTATTAAATCATTGCATTTAAAAAAGAGAGAACAATTCTTAAAATGTGGTAATTTAGAAGACTCAATTAATTATAGAACTAACTCCTTATTAGGAAAAGCTATCTATCAACGCATCTTAAAAGAGGCTGATAAAAAAGTATACAAACAAATACTCAAGGAAATAATGAAATAAATTAGAGAAATATGCAGAACATACAAGATTTAGTTGCTAAGACAACTAAAGAATTAATTTTAGATGAGCCTTTTTATGGGCTCTTTTTAATTGGTATCAATAAGCAATACAGTGATAAGATTCCTACAGCAGGAGTTAGAAAACATGGTATTGGTATGCAATTAACTATAAATCCAGAGTTCTATAT